GAAGTAATCCTTCAACCGGTCCACCATAACAAGTTGTTGTGATTGTTGCAGTAAATCCAGCAACAGAAATTGCAGAATAAGCAGCATCAGCATCAAGCAAACCGTATAAGTCACCCCCGGTGTAGTCTAAACCACCAACAACTTTAACATCAGCATCTTTTTCAGTTGATTTCCATTGGAAACTTAACATTGTCATTGCCGGAGCGTCATTTGTTGCTTCAACATACTTACTTCTAAACGTGTCCGAATCAATTAAAATTGGTTTACATTTCGTTGAATCAGTTCCTTTTTTAGTAACCAATTGATTTGAATCATCAATGAAGTGAAAACCGAAGTTTTGACAAGCATCTGCATTCAATTTTCCGGTTAATTCTCTTGGTGCGTTGATAATAAAACCTTGAAAAGTTTTAAATCCTTCACGTACAAAAGCAGTTTTACCACTATTTGCGGTCCAAAATACATCATCTTCACGATTCTGTTCTACGTTCTCGAATTTTCCTATTGGATAAATTCTATCTAAAGGTGAAGCAGCGTTCAACAAAGGCTCTAAATTCGCCCATACGGTTAAATCTGTTTTCAATCTTTCTTTTGCTGCACCAGCAGAATCTTTTGCCATATCCAATAATGGAAATGCGGCAATATCTGCAATCAGCGAACAATCCGGTAATCCGGTGTTTCCAAGTGATATTACATCACAATTACAATTTTTGTCTGACATTTTTCTTTTTTTTTATTATTAATTTCTTTTATGAGTTACAAATATAAGTATTTTAAAACATATCAATTTTTACAAGTTGCATCAATATCGCAAATCTGCCTTTTGAAAGGAATATCAATCGAATATTCAATGCCGGAAATATCTTCATCAATCAGTTTTTTAATGTTATCTTGATTAGAAGGTTTTGTTTTTGAGTTGCTTGAAACCCAAACACCGTAATTTGGCCTATCTGATTTCGTTGCATTTCCTAATTCACCAATATTTGGATCGGTCATCAACGCTTTTTCATATTCAAAAACTAAATTATCAGTCGGTTGTATTGCAGTTAAATATTGTTGGTCGATTGAATCGGCTAACTTTCCAGGAAGCATAAAAAGGATTCGAACACCTTCGGCGGTTACTCCTATTTTTTCAAGTGGGTTTAAACTTCTTGTTTCCTTCATCGGCTGAATCAAATAAGCCATCGGAAGTTTGTTCTTCCAATCTTTAATCATCATCAAAGCGTTTGAAGTTTGCATTGGAGTACCGCGAAAAAAGTTTGGTGCTTTAATTGTAAAATGTGTTTCTGCTCCGGTTAATGTTCCTTTTATCGTAACACTTTCATTAATTTCAAAATCAACAACGCGATAGTCAACACCGTTAATTGTAATAAATGACTTTGGAAATATCCAATAAGTTTTGCAAGTTTCAAAAGTTGTTTCCGTTGGTCCTGGAATAATGTTTGAAATCTTTTGCGTAAATGTAAGGCCTTCAATAATTCCCTTAATATAGTCAATCGTGTTGAACATATTTTGTTTATAGGTTGTTGTTATTTATAAGAATGTCAAGTTTTCCATTAATGGATGAAATGCCAATTTTAACTTCAGCCAATTCTTTATTGATCGTGTCTAATTCAGTTTTATTTTTTTCTTCGTTTTTATCCATTCGCGAATGTATGCTTGAAAACTTTTTAAACATTATTTCTTCATTTTTATCAATGTCTTTTTTCATTTGACTAATTTTTTGGTCTTGCGTTTTATCTGACATTACCATTTTCCAATAAAAACCTAAAGCCGAACCAACCCCCACAACAATATAAATTACATCCTTTAAAATAAAAGTTGTTTCCATTCTACACAATTTTAAAATTAAAATACTTTATACAATACAAAATTCGCTGAATAAATATCATCACCACTCTTTAAAACATTCCATTCAACCGTGACATCTAAATTATTTAAAACCGTTGTGTCTATTGGTTGAACATCTTGGAAAATGTAACCAAAAACAGACCTATTTCCATCCTTTGTATAAATGAAATTTCCGTTTGTGCAGATTGTACCGGTTGCACCTATTGCCGCGATAGTGAAATCAAGTTCACATTCCCAACCTTGATTGGTTGCATTGTCTAAATCAAAAACACCGGTTGAAGCTAAAACAGTTGTCCCGGTTTTAATATTTAAAATGATTTCTGAACGACCACCACCACCGGTTGCATTTATAAGGCCGCCAATTTTACCGTGAAAAGAATCTCCAACGCTGAAGAAGCTCCCAGGAATCGACAAACTACCAACACCACTTCCAACAATTGATTGTTCACCTACCGTGTTAATTGTTGGACCGTTTACCGTTTGCGCGAAATTTCCAATCCCTAAATCAGAAAGCATTGCAACCGTTCCATCTTTATCCGGCCAAGTTGCCGTTCTTTTTGTTCCGGTTGCTATTGTTGAAACATCAAAAGCAATTTGTCTTGTGTTATCCGCCGCATTGTAAACGGCAAATTGATTGTCATTTAAAAGAATTTGGGCATCATTTATTTTTCTCCAAACTCCGGCTTCAGATAAATACAATCCAGCCGCCTTATAATTTAATAAGAATCTTGAACCGGTTGGATTTAATACCATCCAAAATTCACCGGCAACCGCAGTTGCAACCGGCAAATCAGCGTAAATTGAAACTTCACCGGCCCATCCGGTAAATGCCGCTTGTTGCGCTCGATCTAAATGTATAACCGGTAATGCCATATTTTTATTTAAGTATTAAAGGAAATTCAACTGTTCCGGTTGTGTTCAATTGGGCATCATAATTTATTCTAATATACAGCCAATCTAAATGTGTATCATCGAAAGCCTGGCCAATTAAGGCATCAACAACCGGTGTATCATAAGGAAAGAAATCAATATTATTGTTTGAAACTTCAATTGTGTATGTTGGTGTTGCATCTAATCCGGCAATTGTTGGTGCAATACTCCAACCATATTTATAACATATTGCTTGTGAAATACTCGCTTCGGTTACACTTGCATCGTGTGAAACACCATCTGAAAATTGAAATGTTATTGTAATTGGTTGGCTCATATTGCTGAATTATAATGTTTTCTTCGTCCTTCAAAGGTAGGATATAAAGTTGAATTATCTGAAATATATTGTTGAATTGAACGGTAACTATCAACGGCCCTATTATATTTGTCATAAGTTCCATAACTTTCAGCTAATACCATATTTGAGTTTTCAGAATCACCGCGAACCATTCCGGTTGAAGTTGATTTGTTTAAATTGTATCTGTGCCATTCAAAATAAGTGTAAGCCATTAACAAGTCCTTCATTCCCTTGCTTCTTTGTGGACCGCAAAAAACGTTGTCGAAACAAAACGCATCAAATATATCAATATAAATTTGCGTTTGTGGAACTTGTGGAGTGTTAACCGTTAAATCTGCAATAAATAAAGTGTATAACTCGCAGCCTAATAACTCTTGTAAAGTGTTTATTTCAACATCAGCAATCATTGCATCAAGTTCGGTTTCCGCTTGAAGCGTTAAGGCAATATTATAAATTGGACTATCTGTAAAATCTGAAGGTTGTAAAATTGCCATTATTATTTTTTATAAATAAAATCAATTATTTGTTCTACTTTTTTTTTTTACTTTTTTTTGATTCTTCACCTTCAGATTTCTTTGAAACTTCTTTTGAATATCTTTTTGCTTTTCCGGAATCAATCCAGGCTGAAACACTTGCGTTTGGAATTTCTAAAATAGTTCCTTTCTTTCCAAGTGTTCTGTGATCAACTAATAAAATTATTTTTGTGGTTTCCATATCGTGTTATCTTTTACCTACAAAAGCGCACAACCAATGAAGGAAGTGCGCGATTATAAAGTAAATTAATACTATGGTTTTGTAATTGCTACAATTGCAGCAGCAACATCAGCAATGTGCATAAATGCGTTAGCATCTACGTTTCTAACTCTGAAGTTTAAACGCTCGTAAGCCTTAACAGTAACTAATTCCTTTTCGAAATTTTCTCTGTTTTCAAAAGCTAATTCAACCGTTGCACCTCTACGTTGGAAAATTGTTCCTTTAGAAGAATCAAAAATATACGCTTCATTAACCGGTACTAATTGGTTTGCGATAACTCGCATTGCTCCGATATTAACACCATCAGAAGTAATCCAATTTGGCACCATATAATCACCGCCTGCGTTCTTTAACAACTGCATTTGTGTAGCATCTACCGGATTTAATAAAACCGTGTTTGCCATAAATTTGTTGTTTTGTCCGAAATCAGCAATTTGCGCTCCAGCAACTTTAATCAAATCGATTAATGTAGCATCTTGAATTGAAAGTGCGTAAGTTGAAGCAGCAAATGTTGAAGCAACCGCAGCAACTGAATTTAATTCCGGATAAACTCCCGAACCTAATAAAAGTTGTTCGTCAACTTTCAAAGCAACGTCAGTTGAAACAAGGCTTTGGATTTCTCCAGCCACAAAAGTTGCATCTTCCATCATATCAACACAAACATCAACGAAATCTCTAACCTTACTTATTTGAAGTGTTCTAACTTGCCAAGTAATTTTTGAGTTGTGCGTTGATGCAGCGCATCCAGCAACATTTTTTGCATCTCTAACAACCGTTTCTTGGTCATTATATTTCAAATACTCAGTTGCGATTGGTTGAATAGGGAACAAAGACTTCATTAATGTTTGTCTTGTTGCTATTTGTCCAACTCCTGGCTCAACCATTGCGTAGTCTGTCATTGAAGCTATATCAGCAGCAGATTGACTTGCTTTAATTTCTAACTTTACAGTTCCAGCGCCGTTTTTAATTACATCCTTTAGACTACTTTCGTTTTCTTTTAGTCCTTTAAGAACCGCCATTGTGAATGAAATATCTTCTTTTGAAGTTTGGATTTCTACTTGCTCAACTAATTTTGCCATTGCAGAACCTTGTGCTTTTAAAGTAGATTTCATTGCTTCAAATTCAGAAACTTTAAGTCCTTCAACTAAAGCCTTTAATTCAGCAACATCACTTGCGTTTGCTTTTTCTGAAATTGATTTGTTCAATTCAGTTTCTTTTTCTTCTCTGTGCTTTTCTAAAGCGGTGTGATAGTCGTTTATTTCAACTTCACTCAATTTGCTGATTTCTTCAGCGTTTTTTCTTGTAAACATTTTTTTGTTTGTTAAATTAATAAATTATTTCTTAAATTGTTATTCTTGCGAGTGCTTTCAAGCGGCTCAATTGTTTGAGTGAAGTTAATCGGCTCAATATCTTTTGCTTCAATTGTTGGCGTTAGTTCATTACTACCTTGTAGCACCGCACTAATTTCAACTAATTTTGCTTCTTTGACTGCATAGAAATAGCCTAATTCTTCGGCCTTTTCTTTGTTTCCTATCTTGTCAATATTATCATTCCAGGTTTTAAATTCTGCTTTGTGGTCCTTATCATTCACCGCAAAATCTATTTTAACATAATACATACCAACCGAATGTTGATCAATGTTTCCATCCTTGTATTCCTGGAATATTAAATTATTA